TAGTGGACCCTCCGTACGGCGGCGGCTTTGCAGATAACGGCGGGTGTAAGGGTTGGTTTAGCAAGTATCACCAGGAATCGGGGGGGGGGTACTACAATCGGTTCGGCGGGAGGTTCGACAAGTACAAACACGCCGAGGCGAGTGGCATGGAAAGCACAAGTACCACGGCGAAACCAAAAAAATCATATCGTGGGATGTAGCCCCCGGGGAAGACTACTTCGAAGAGCTTTTCCGCATCTCACGAAACCAAATTATATGGGGGGGAAACTACTTTAATTTACCGCCGACGCGTTGTTTTTTAATATGGCGAAAGCTAACTATATCGGAATCGTTCTCGATGGCTATGGCGGAATACGCCTGGACCTCGTTTAACGACAACGCCAAAGTATTCGAGTATACGCCTCAAGCTCGCCCCGGTGACGATCGCTTTCACCCTACACAAAAGCCCGTACCTTTGTACGAATGGATATTAAACAAATACGCAAAGGAAGGGGACACGATATTAGATACCCATGTAGGCAGCGGGAGCAGCTTAATAGCTTGTCATAACACAAACCACAAATATGTAGGCTTTGAGATAGACGAAACCTATTACAACCTGGCAAAGAAACGCATAGAGCGGGAATCTGCACAACTTAATATATTCGACTTAATGAATCAGCAAAAGGAGGAGTAATTGTATACCGACGAAGTATTTAAAATAGTGGACGAGGAGGAGGACCCGTACTTGCTCCCGCTCCAGGACAAAGTAAAGCGGTCGATAGAGATCATCAGACTCGCCGCCGAAATGAGTAAGACCTTCTACCATGCCCCGATGATCGTTTGTTATAGCGGGGGTAAAGATAGCGATGTATTACTCCACTTGTGCGAGCGGGCATTACCTTTAACGGAGTTCGAGGTCATCAACTCGCATACCACGGTAGACGCTCCCGAAACGGTTTACCACATACGGGAAACGATAAACCGTATTAACGGAGGGGGGGGGTACGGCGTCTATAAGATACGCAAAGGATAAAGACGGAAACCCCGTAACCATGTGGAATCTAATACCGCAAAAAGGAATTCCACCAACCAGGCTGCAGCGGTATTGCTGCAAGGTACTAAAGGAAACCTCGACGCCTAACCGTATGGCGGTTTTAGGGGTACGGAGTGCCGAGAGTAGCGGACGGGCGGGGCGTGATGTTTTCGGAACGGGGGGGGGTACACTCGAGCAAGCTACATTTTTTTCGATGGCCCACACCTCGGAGGTGTACCGGGAAAGCCTAACCCGTGGCGAGGTGTGGGACTGCACACTAATAAAAAACATGAGGGAAAACAAAGACACCGTAGTAAATCCTATATACGAATGGACGGACGCGGATATATGGGACTATATCAACCAGGAAAACATAAAAACGAATCCGCTCTACAAGCGGGGCTATAGGCGGGTCGGTTGTATAGGCTGCCCTATGGCGGGTTATCACCAAATGCTTAAAGAGTTCGCCGATTACCCTACCTACAAAGAAAACTATATAAAAGCATTTCAGCGGTTAATAGATCGGAGAAAAGAAAACGGCAAAATAAACAAAGAGGGCGGACATTGGGGAAACGGCGAGGAGCTTTTTAATTGGTGGATAGGTACATATAAGCACGAAGTAGAAGGACAATTAAGCCTTTTCGGAGGTAGATAATGACGAATCAAGAGAAGTTTAACGAGGTTTTCGGGTTCCACCCCGCGGACAAACGGGAAGTATGCCCCAAATGGTTAACTTGCGAGGGGTTAGAGAACTGCAAAAGCTGCCCGTTCAATAAAGAGTGGTGGGATCGCGAATACAAAGAATGTTTCGAACTGCGGGAGGATCTATGACGCCACAACAGACGAGCGATTATATGCGGGGGCTAGAAGACGGGCGGGACTACGCTAACACATGGATAACAACCCCGCCCGAGGACTACGGGGAGTACCTTATTACCTTTACGGCACTCCTCGGCGATAGGCGGAGTAAAAACCTAGTAGATATTGCAGAATATGACGGCACATGGTTAACGCATCACTTGAGGAGCCTGGGCTATAGGGATATCGAGGTGCTAGCCTGGCTACCATTGCCCGAGCCGTGGAAGGGGGAAAGCGTGAAAATAGAAGAGGCTAAAGCGGTCTTACTTAACGCCGCGTGGTTAGGAACGGACGAAGACCGCGAGAGAACGGGAAGAGGCGGAGAGGTGGCTAGTAGAGCGCGGGTATACCACGGACCTCATGTAGTGAAAGAAAACTTGCAAGGCGAGGAATAAATGCAAGAAAACTTGCATAACATCGGCAAACACGATAAAATAAAGGGGAGTGTAACCACTTCCTTTTATTTTGCTATGAAATACATTATACACGCGCACTCGAGCCGAATGTGGTATGTAGACGGCTACCTAGTGCCTAAACTAAAAGAACAGGGGATAAACCCCGTTATATACGAGGACAAGGGCGGAGAGGGTAACCTATACGCGACAATGAGCAGCTTTATTGACGCGGGGGACGCCTGGCACTTGCAAGACGATGTTATTATATGTCACGACTTCGCGGAGCGTACAAAAGATCCCGATACTATAACTTGTGGGTTCTGCAGACTACGGGACAGTATACCCGATAGGAGCGGACGCCGAGGCGTTAACGAAATGTGGTTTAGCTTTCCGTGTATATACATTCCCGGGGAGATCGCGAGAGAGTGCGCCCTATGGTTTTACACGGAGGAGATAACAGACATACACCTAAAGCGGTTAAAGGAACTACGCAAGGGCGACGACTCCTTCTTTATGGCGTTCCTTTGGGAGAAGTACCCTAACCTCGAGGTGGTAAATGTAAAGCCTAACCTCGTGGACCATATCGACTACATGATAGGCGGGAGTATTGCAAACCAAAGGGCGCTCCGAATGGATATAGGCTCACTAGCCGCATTCTATGAAGACGACAAAGAGGACTTAATGTTATGGCTCCAAAACCACGCGTAACTAAAGAGCAGATAATAAACGGGGTAGACAAATATCTAAAGACCGCCGACCCTCCGATAATAGCCGAGTACGCCCATTCCCTCGGGATAACCAGGCAAAGGCTATATCAGATAGCGGACAAAGACGAGGCAATACTTGACGCTATAAAAAGAATCGTCGAGGCGAAAGAGGTAATGCTAGAGAAAAAAGGCCTAGCCGGGGAATACTCCGCGACTATGGCTATATTTAGCCTTAAACAACTAGGGTGGCGAGATCGCGTAGAGGAAGAGGACCGCGAGGCACTTGATAAACTAGACGGCATACTCGCAAAGGTAAAGGATGCAGCTATCAGCGAAACAAAATGAATACATACTAAACGCGGATAGAAGATGGAATCTAAAGATAGGAGCGGTCCGTAGCGGTAAATCGTTCGTTGATGTTAACTATATGATACCGTACAGACTTCGCCAAGTACACGGCAAGAGCGGGCTTAACCTTATCCTCGGAGTATCGCGGGAAACAATCGAGCGTGATGTACTGCAGCCTATGCGGGAAACCTACACCGATAGGCTAATAGGAACTATCAACGGACGGAATATAGCCAGGATATGCGGAGAAGATGTTTATTGCCTGGGCGCCGAGAAAATAACCCAGGTAGCAAAAATCCAGGGTATGAGCGTTAAGTATTGCTACGGGGACGAGGTGGCGAAGTGGAATAGGGAAGTTTTCGCAATGCTGCAATCGAGGCTTGATAAACCCTATTCGCGTTTCGATGGCTCCTTTAACCCCGAGAGCCCTAACCATTGGCTTAAGGAGTTTATTGATAAGCCCGATATAGATGCCTACATTCAGCATTACACGATATTCGATAATCCGTACTTGTCGCCCGAGTTTGTGGATAACATATGCAAAGAGTATCAAGGGACGGTATTTTATGGGCGTTATATCCTGGGCGAGTGGACGCTTGCCGAGGGGCTCATATATCCGATGTATAAAGACGCTTTCGGAGATCCCGAGGGCGAGGCGGAGGAGTACCGACTTTCGATAGACTACGGAACAAAAAACGCCTTTGCGGCTTTGATATGGGAACGCCACGGCGGGACATGGTACGCGACGCAAAGATATTACTATAGCGGACGGGACACGGGCGTAACAAAAACCGACGAGGAGTACGGGCAAGAGCTAGACAAGATCGTAGCTCCGATAATCGAGAAAACGCCCAGGCGATACGCGTACGGGGAATCCTTCACGGGAAAGATTAAAACAATAATAGATCCCTCCGCCGCGTCGTTTATCGCATTGTTAAGAAAAAAGCCGTACTATACCGTAATACCCGCCCGTAATAATGTTATGGACGGAATAAGGGACACGGCTACGGCTATGCAGTTAGGTTTAATAAAGATATCGCCCTCGATAACCGAATGGCGGGAAGAGGCCGAGGGCTATGTATGGGACGACACGGCGGCGGACGACGCCCCGGTTAAGATTAACGATCACTTAATGGACGCTACGAGGTACTTTGTTTTTACTGAAAACCTCGTGCTTAAAGCAAAAAGGAGGCATATGTAATGTTAACTTACGAGGACCTTTTACGGAGCCGGGATAAAATGGACTTTACCGCCCAGGCAATAACGCGGCACAAGGGGACGGCTCTTTATAATCTGTCCGTGGTAGCGGACGAGTACGACCGCCAAATGAACCGCACGATAACACAGTACCGAAAGCTACTCTATACCATATCGGGAAAGCAAGTACCCGATAACTACTCGGCTAACTATAAGTTATGCTCCAACTTCTTAAACCGCTTTGTTACCCAGGAGAATCAGTATTTGCTCGGAAACGGTGTAACCTGGACGAATCCCGAAACGGCGGAACGCCTGGGCGACGACTTCGATATAAAGCTACAGGAATTGGGACACGAGGCGCTCATATCGGGGGCGGCCTTTGGTTTTTTCAATTACGATCATTTAGAGGTATTCAGCCTCCGCGAGTTCGTCCCGCTTTACGGGGAAGAGAACGGCGCACTAATGGCGGGGGTCCGCTTTTGGCAGATAGACAACACTAAACCCTTGAGGGCGACCCTATACGAGATAGACGGCTACACGGACTACTTGTGGATAGGCGGCAAGGGTCGCATACTGCACGATAAACAGGCGTACATAAACACCACGATAACCACGGCGGCGGATGGTACCTATATTTACAACGGAGAGAACTACGACGGGTTCCCGATAGTTCCTTTGTTTGCAAATAAGCATAAGCAGAGTGAGCTCGTAGGGCTCCGCGAGAATATCGACGCGTACGACCTTATTAAAAGCGGGTTCGCTAACGACCTCGACGACTGCAGCCAAATATATTGGACTATCAATAACGCGGGCGGTATGGACGAGATCGACCTTGCACACTTCCTCGACCAAATTAACCGCGTCAAGGCGGCGGTCGTAGAAGGGAACGACGCAAAGGCGGAGGCTCACACGATGGACATACCGTACGCCTCGCGCGAGAGTTTGCTAGACAGGCTCCGCGCCGATATGTACGAGGACTTCATGGCGCTTGATACAAAGAATATAGCGAACGGAGCAACCACGGCGACGCAGATAAAGGCGGCATACGAGCCCCTTAACAATAAGACCGATCAATACGAATACCAGGTTATAAGGTTCTTAAAGGGAATCCTGGACCTCGCGGGGATAGACGACACGCCGAGCTTTACGCGTTCTATCATTGTTAACACCCAGGAGGAAATACAAATAGTACTCCAGGCGGCGAGCGAGTTAGGGTCGGACTATGTGACTAAAAAGATTTTAACCCTACTCGGGGACGGCGACCGGGCGGAGGATATTATTATTCAGCGGAACGCGGACGAATTGGACCGCTACAACGCGCCCGAGGAAGAGCCCGAGGAGGAATCGGAGGAAACGCCCGTAAATGGATAAGGCGCACAGGGAAACCGACGAAAAGCTAAAGGCTTTGGAAAAGCGGATAGCAAAGGAATATAAGCAAGCCGAGGAAGACCTAACCAAAACCCTCGAGGCGTACTTTAAGCGGTTCGAGAAAAAGGACGAGCGGTGGCGGGCGTGGGTTGCTAACGGCGATAAGACCCTAGAAGAGTATAAGGATTGGCGCGTCGGTCAAATGGCTATAGGCGAACGATGGGAAAAGCAACGCGATTTAATGGCGGAGCGGTACACCCAGGCGGCGGACATAGCACGGCGGGCGGTTAACGACGCCCTCGTGGATATCTACCGCGATAACTATAACTATGCAACCTATGAAGTAGAGCGGGGGTCGGGAATCGACACGGGTTTTACCTTGATGGACCGTGAGGCGGCGGCGCAAGTACTAAAGGACGATAAGCTATACCACGATCCCGGGAAAGAGCGCACCCGACTAATCAACGCGGGGCTTGAGAAAAGATGGAATAAAGAACAAATACAAAGCGTAATGCTCCAGGCATTGTTACAAGGTAAGAGTATAGCCAGGATAACGGACCACCTAACGAAGACCGTAGGCGAGAAGGACCGTAAAGCGTCAATACGAAACTGCAGAACGATGGTAACAGGCGTCGAGAATGCGGGGCGCGTAGCGGGGTACAGACGCGCCGAGGGTATGGGAATCGAAGTAGAAAAGCGTTGGGTAGCGGTATTGGATAACCGCACGAGGCACACCCACCGAATGTTAGACGGGGTTGCGGTTCCCGTGGACGCGACCTTCCCGAATGATTGTAGGTTCCCGGGAGATCCCGAGGGAAGACCCGAGGAGGTTTATAATTGCCGCTGCACCCTTATAGCCGATATGCCCGGGTATAGGGTAGACCTATCTACTAGACAAGTAGCGGGCGGTATCAGCTACGAGGAATGGCAAAAAGGGAAAATGAAACCCGAGGACATAGAACGAGCCGAGAAAAGGTCCGCAGCAATAGCGGGGTCGTACCGTACGGAGTATAGGACATGAGCTTTCACATAGACGACAATACGCCCGAGGTTAAGCGGGTTAAGGACTCCGCCGTGGAGCGGGCATTGGAAAAGGCGGGACTCCTCGCCGAGGGTTACGCCAAAACGGAACTAGAGAGCAACCCGCGGAGGATAGATACGGGACGGCTCCGTAATAGTATCACCCATATGCAAGAGGACGAGGAAACGGAGATAATCGGAACTAATGTAGAGTACGCCCCCTATGTGCATTACGGAACGCAACGGATGGAGGCTAACGAGTTCTTAAAGAACGCGATAGATAAACACACGGCGGAATATCGCGAGGTTATCCAGGGCGAACTACGCAAGGGGTAGCGCAAGAAAACTTGTAACATGGTTATCATATGCAAGAAAACTTGCATTAACATAAGATATGCGGTAAAATAGTACGCGGAAATAGAATAACCTCGGGGGCGTCCGATCAACGCAAGGCGGGGCCAAACACCCGCAACCCGAATAAAGCCCGGTTTGGAGAGCGTAACCACTCTTTAAGCACGGGTTTTTCTGTTTCCACGACAAGGACTCACCGTAGCACACGGGTTAAAGGCGAATGGAGGACTAATAATGGACATAGCGGAAATCATCAGAAAACAGGCAAGCGAGGACGGGACTATACCCGCCGAGGCGGTCGAAACAATCGTAACGGCCCTTAAAACTGCAATCGGTAACGAGTTCGTCGAAAAGGAGCGCTACAAGAAAAAGCTAACCGAAATAGACGCCCTCAAAGAGCAGCAGCAGAACGCCGAGGATAGCGCGACGAGCGCCGAAAAATGGAAGGTTAAGTACGACAACCTCAAAGAGTCGTTCGACACCTACAAGGCGGAGGTAAAGAGCCAGGCGACCACAAAGGCGAAGACCGATGTATTTAGGAATCTTCTTAAGGAATCGGGGATAGATCCTAAACGCGTTGACACTATCGTAAAAGTATCGGGCGACGAGATCGCGTCTATAGAACTTGACGACAACGGCAACGGTACAAACCTCGAGGGGTTAACGAAGAGTATAGCCGATAATTGGGCGGACTTTATCGTAGTCGAGGGAAAACAGGGGACCAAAACCCCTACGCCTCCCGATAACCCCGCCACAACCTTTACTAAAGAGGATATTTCCAAAATGTCCGTAGAGGAAATTAACAAGAATTGGGAGGCTATAAAGCCTACCCTCGCAAAGTAAGGAGGAAAAAGAAATGGCTGTATCAAGTTTTATCCCGGCGCTTTGGAATGCTAGACTTCTCCACGCGCTCGACAAAGCTCATGTAGCAACTAACATTGTTAATAGGGACTACGAGGGCGAAATCAAACAGAGCGGCGACACCGTGCATATTAACACAATCGGCGCCGTAAATGTATCATCTTATGAGCATGGTACCTCGATCGTGTACCAAGAGCTTTCTACCACAGATCAGACTTTGGTAGTCAACCAGGAAAAGTACTTCGCTTTTCAGATCGACGATGTAGACGCGGCCCAGGCAGCGGGCGACATCATGGACGAGGCAATGGGTAGAGCGGCTTACGCCCTCGCCGATACATCGGACTCTTACCTTCTCGGCGTGATCGCTGCGGGCGGTTCAAGTGATAACTATGTAGGTTCCTCGGGCTCACCCGTGGCACTTGCCGCTAACAATATTTACATAAACATTGTTAAGCTGCGCACGGCCCTCGATAAGAAGAATGTACCTACAATAGGTCGTTCTATCGTGGTTCCCCCGGACGCTTACGCTCTTCTCCTCCAGGACGAGAGATTTACGAAGGTGGACGCGGTGGCCGAGAATGTGCTTACTAACGGACTCGTTGGTAGAGTAGCGGGCTTTGATGTTTATATGTCAAACAATGTCGCGAAATCTTCTAGCACCTATCTCATTACCGCCCAGGTTCCCGAGGCTACAACCTACGCCGAGCAGATCGTAAAGACCGAGGCGCTCCGCCTGGAGAATAGCTTTAAGGATGGTGTAAAGGGTCTTCATGTATACGGCGCGAAGGTCGTAAGGCCCGAGGCTATCGCTACCCTTTTCGGAACTATCTCATAAGGAGTTAACAATATGTGGCTTGAAAAGGACGGAAATAAAATAGAGCTTGATAACCCTATTACTATAGACGCGTTCAAAGATAACGGCTACATAGAGGTAAAGGAGCGGGTTACCCCCGCTCCTAAACCCGAAAAGGTAGAAAAGCCCGTAAAGAAACCCACGAAGAGGACCGCAAAGAATGTTAAGTAAAGTTTGTAGATATCTTAAAAATTGGTTCGTTAAGACTTATTACATCGGAGCCGTAACCGTATCGGACGGGGCGGTAAGTGTAAACGGCGAGCCTATATCTATGAACGAGGGCGACTACTTCGCGCTAGTGCGCACTCGCTATGTTTACGGCGTGTATCAGTACGGCGACGAGATAGAAGACAGTACCTTTGACGGTGCCGTGTGGGTTATGGATGTTCCCCCGGAAATCCTCGAGATACTTCCCGACCTTACGGCATGGGAAACGGCAAACGGAGCCGAAAGCCCCGCCGCCTCACCTTATCAGAGTGAATCTTTTGGCGGGTATTCCTATAGCAAGGCAAACGCGGGCGACGGGAAAGTAGGGGCTAGCGTTTTCGATGTGGCGACATTTAAGGCGGTACTAGATCCGTTTAAGAAGTTATGAGCTTATTAAGCGAGGCTATGGAAAAATGCACAACGCTCACCCGCACTAGCGAGCCCGACGGACGAGGCGGCTTTATTGTCACCTGGAAAGACGGGGTGAGCATAGACGCGGCGATAACCTATGATAGTTCTATCGAGGCGAGGACCGCGGAGGCGCAAGGCGTCAAGGCATTATATACCGTCACCACGGAGAAGAAAACGACTTTACTTTTCCATGATGTTATCCGTAGAGAATCAGACAAAAAGATTTTCCGCATTACCTCGGACGGTAACGACAATAAGACACCCGCTAGCGCGGGGCTTAATATGCGCCAAGTAAGCGCGGAGGAATGGGCGTTAGATGGACAAATGGCAAGCACAACTTAACTTTTGGAATGGGTTTGGTGTACCCGCCTACGAGGCTAACACCGTACCCGACGCGAAAGGGCTTACATATCCGTATATCACCTATAGCGCGGTCGGCGGAGGCTTCGAGGAGCCTATTGTAACGAGCGCGTCGATATGGGATATGAGCGCCACCTGGGCGAGAGCCGACGCCTTAAGCGATTTAATAGAGCATACCATAAGGACTATGGGCTGCCCCAAGATCGACGGCGGACGAATGCGGGTAACAATCGGGGAAACAACTTTTGCTCAAAATATGGGCGATCCCGATAACGACAAGATAAGAAGAAAACTATTAACCGTAACTTTTGAATTTATGAAGGAGGTATAAACAGATGGGAAGATATACAGTTATTCCCGAGAACGCCTTTGATGGGCTCCAGGTAGACGCGGGCGTACTCCTCAAGAGGTTTAACATCGAACAGGCTGCAGCGGGCGAGGTCGGCTTTACAGACGCGGACATCATATGCGCAACCTCCGGCGGTGTTAACCCTACTTGCGTTCCTACCTACTCGGACTACGCCGAGGATGTGGATAACGCGCCGACTAACCTTAAGGAGTTTAAGCACCTGGACGGGTGGGAGTGCAAACTTGCGACCACTTCTCTCGGCAATAGCCCCGAGCTTATCAAGCTTTCCCTGGGCGCCGCCGATATTGATTTAACTAATACCGGAAAGATCGTACCCCGCAAGAGTCTGCAGCAGACCGACTTTACAGATATTTGGTGGGTCGGCGACAGGGCCGACGGCGGCTTTGTGGCTATACAGATCCTTAACGCACTTTCTACGGGCGGCTTTTCGCTGCAGACCACAAAGAACGGCAAGGGTACAGTTTCCCTTGAGATAACGGGTCATGTATCAATAAACGCGCAGAATGTAGTACCTATGGTATTTTATTCTATCGACCCCGTTAGCGGTGGCGTTCATGTAACAGGCGTTGGCGTGGTTCCCTCCGCGCTCGAGCTCGAGGTTGATGATACCGAAAGGCTTACCGCCGTTATTACGCCTAGCAACGCGGACGACAAGGTAGTAGCCTGGGCGTCAAGTGATACCGATGTGGCTACCGTAGATAGCGAGGGAATCGTTACCGCAAAGGCAGCGGGAACCGCAACCATAACGGTAACTACTCACGATGGTAGCTTTACCGATACTTGCTCCGTAACTGTTACTTCATAAGAGGAGATCCTAAACAATGAAAACACTCGCAACTTGTAAACCAACGGAATTTGTAAGACAGACTAACCTCATCCGTAAGAGCGTCGCAAAGTGGTTAACCGATACGGATATAATGAATATCCGCAAGAGGCTCCCTCACAAGGAAATAGCCGCAATCGACGCCACGGACGAGGAGAGGTTAAGCGTAGACGCACGGAACCGCGAGGCGGCACAAAACCAGGTTAAGGAAAACCTCAAGGCTATCCTGGACGCCGTACTCGAGATCCATGCGGACGAAACGCTCGAAGTGTTAGCGCTTTGTTGCTTTGTCGATCCTAAAGACATCGACAAACACACCATGAGCGAATACCTGGGAGCCCTTAACTCGCTACTCAATGACGAAAATGTAATAGGTTTTTTTACTTCGTTGGGGCGTGTGGGGCAGATCAATATTACGAATGTTTAGAATCGTTAGATGTTCAACTCCTCACACTTTTAGGGAAAGGCTACATAATTAACCATTGTGTAGCCTTTACTAAAAGGCAAAACGAGGAAAAGATTTTCCGCTCGTATGTGGCCGATACCCTAAAGGTTATCGCGGAAAACACAAGTAATATTAACGGCGGTAAGGTTATTAACATGAGATATGACGACATACTAGCCCCGCCGGAAACACGCACCCAGGAAGAGATCGTTAACAACCTAAAGAGGAAGTTAAAAAATGGATGCAATGACCCTCGTAGCGAGGTTAACCCTCGATAGTAAGGATTATGATAAAGGATTAGATAACGCGAAGAGTTCCGCTAGTTCCTTTGGTGAAAAGGTAACGGGCGGGTTTGGCTCTATCGCGTCGGGTATAGGTAATGTCGCCAAAGTGGCGGCGGGAGCAGCAACGGCGGCACTAGGCGCGGCTACTACGGGAGTAGCGGCTATAACAAAGGCTGCCGTTTCGTCTTATGCCGAATACGAGCAGCTTGTGGGCGGCGTTCAAAAGCTCTATGGAAACATGGGGCAAGGTTTGGACGAGTACGCAAAGAGCCAAGGCAAGACCACGGCGGAGGTTAAAACGCAATGGGAGGCGCTCGAAAAGGCACAAACTACCGTACTTAATAACGCTAACAACGCATACAAAACCGCGGGCATGAGCGCTAATCAGTACATGGAAACCGCAACCTCGTTTAGCGCGGCGCTCGTTAATTCCCTGGGCGGTGATACCGTCGCCGCGGCTAACGCCACGGATAAGGCTATGAGCGCGATTAGCGATAATGTTAATACTTTCGGCTCCGATATGGAATCCGTGACCGGGGCTTTCCAAGGGTTCGCGAAACAAAATTACTCCATGCTCGACAACCTCAAGCTCGGGTATGGCGGAACAAAAGAAGGTATGCAGCAGCTAATCGACGACGCGAACGAATACGCCAAAGCGAACGGGCAAGCGGCGGACTTATCAATAGACTCCTTCGCGGATATCGTCGAGGCTATAGACCTAGTTCAGCAAAAGCAAAACATAGCGGGAACCACGGCCCGCGAGGCTATGACGACTATAGAGGGGTCGGCTGCAGCAACTAAAGCGGCGTGGGCGAATGTTTTAAGCGCAATCGCGGGAGGCGGCGACCTCGGCTCGGCTTTGGACGGGTTGATAACCTCCGTTTTCGGCGAGGGCGGTGATACGGGACTACTTAACCAGGTCCTCCCGAGAATACAGACCACATTCGAGGGAATCGGCGACTTTATCGCAAAGGCGAGCCCCTACATTTCCGAAAAGCTCCCCGAGCTAGTTTCGGCGGTAGTACCCTCGTTAGTATCATGCGGGGCGGAACTTCTCGGCGCTATCGGCGAGGGGTTACTGCAGACCGCACCCACTCTTTTACAGACGGCGAGCGACCTTTTCGGAATGCTTATAGATGGCTTGTCGAGTTTCAATATTAGTGATGTTTCACTATTCAGCGACGCGGCGGCACTTATCGGGAACTTTGCCGAGCAATTAAGCGCGGCTATCCCTACGGTTATACCTATCGCTATAGACCTCGTAACATCGTTTATAAGCGAAATCGGCGCCCATGCGGGCGACATAGCATCGACCGCAACCACGATCATAAATAACCTCGTTAATGGGCTCGTATCGGCTATCCCGAGCATTTCCGCGGCACTCCCGGAACTGATTAACGCGGCGGTAGAAATGGGTAACGCTATCGTCGAGGCACTCCCCGATATTATCCAGGGCTTACTTGACGCCCTCCCCACGGCTATAGATAGCATCATAAGCGGGCTCGTCGAGTGCATACCTACCCTCGTGGACGGGGCGATATCGCTAGTAGATGGGCTCGTCGCGGCATTACCCACTATCATACAATCGCTTGTTAACGCCCTCCCGTCTATCCTTGATAGCCTTATAACAGGGCTCCTAACTGCAGTTCCGCAGCTTATAGACGGGATAATACAACTTAACCTCGCTATCGTGGCGGCAATGCCTACGATTATACAATGCTTAATTGAGGCTATCCCTTCTATTATCGAAACTTTGGTAAGTACGATAGTGGAAAACGGTCCGCAGTTCCTCGAGGCGGTAACCTCTATCGTAACCTCGATAGGCGAGTATATAGGCACTAGCGCTAGTACTTTCGTTGGCGTTGTTACCGAATTGGGTGGCTCCGTCCTCGCGTCGTTAGGCTCGTGGCTTGCGGAACTTCCTACGACTTTAGCGTATTGGGCGGGTAGAGCTATAGGGATGTTCTATACGACATTTACCACACTTCCCGAGAAAATAGGAACCGCCGTAACCGATGGAATAACAAAGGTTAAGGAGTGGGGCGCGAAACTTAAGGAAGAGGTACCCAAGATCGCTAAACAGTTCGTTGATGATATGCACACGAAGTTAAGCGAACTTCCCGGCAAAATAAAGCAAGTAGGACTCGATATGGTTACTTCGCTTTGGAATGGAATTAAAGAAAAATGGGATTGGTTAAAATCCCAGGTATCAAACCTCGCGGCGTCACTTGTTAAAGGCGCTCAAGATCAAGTTAACAAGGGCAAAGGCGCCGAGGGTGGCGAAGGTGGAGAAGGCGGCGAAGGTGGCGGCGAGGCGACCTCCGCACTACAGGCATTAAGCGCGGGCTATTCCTTTAGTAGTATCGTCGGCACTAATAGCGGCGCAGCGCTTGCCCTTGCGGGAGGCGGTACGGTGGACTATTCGCCTAATGTGAATGTCTATTTACAGGGCGACGCGGCGAGATTATTCAAGGTAGTAAAGACCGAAAACAATAGGCAAGTTAAAAGGACGGGTAATGGGTTATGACATTCTCGATTGATAACACGGCATATGACGGCAAGGTATGGCGCAAAAAGTACTCCGTTAACAGTAAGGACCTTTTTAACGAGTGGGTAGACGGAAACTATATAACCCACAGAAATGTATATAGACGGGTCGTAACGGGGTCGGTAGTTCTCACCTTCACAAGCTCCGCGGACCTTGACGCGTTCGCGGACCTCATGGCGGAATCAGTTACCCATGTGGTCGAGTTATATGTGAATAATCTCCAGGAAACAAAGACAATTAACGCCTATATTGAAACCTCGGGCAAGATGGCTCTTAACTATCAGAACACCCCGGGGCTTTGGAGCCTTACCCTAAACATAGAGGAGCGGTAAATATGTTAAGCGTACCTAGCGAAGTACAAGAGCAGCTAAAACAGGACGGCGTACACAAGGAAGTAGTTATACACTTCCCTAACGGTGAATATCCCGATATCACTAACGACGACCTTATATCGGAGTCGTTAAAGTTCGAGGAGTCGGTATGTTCACAAGCTCAATTTAGATATGGACTCGCCGAGGCGTCGTGTTTGCAGTTCGAGTTTGTTAATACCCAGGTGCAGACGCCCGCACTTAATACCCTTTTTCCCGTGGCTTATCGCGAGCCTACGCGGGAATTAACGAACACGATAAGGGTAACCCGTACGGACGGGGAACTTAACGCGGGGCTCGATTTAGTGATACAAGAGCAAGTAGGCGGGGGCGCTATGTCCCTTCCCCTAGTCGTCGGACACGATCCCGGCGCGACAAGCGTTACCCTCACGCTCGCCCAGGCTCGGACACTTCTTAACACGAATAATCGGATAAATGTTACCTTCAATTATCTAATGGGCGCACCCTATACCGACGGGCTCGTAAAGGTCGAGGAGTATGTTAACGACGAATGGGTTACCATATCGGAGCCCGTGGCGAAATACGGGAATATAAAGGGAATGCAAATAGAGGCGGGGGTAAGTTATGACTTATCGACGCCCTATGTTAAACGGGTGCAAATACCGCCGTTAGATAATGTACCGTCGCGGGATATTGATAACAATAACCTCCCCGTTATCAATATCGAAAAGGCTACGGCGGCGGGAGTCGTCGGGCTCGTTATGAAGATGGATAGCACGGACGGCACTTTTACCGCGTCTACTCCGTGGTCTTTTGATGTCCCGAGCGGTACAACGGCGGGTACACTCGATATTGGGACGGGTTACGAGTCATACTATGAGCGAGTGCAGACAACACTAATCAGACAGTTTTACGAGTCGGGGAAAGAGCCGACGGGGACGATATACTACGAACTTAATACCTCAAATTATAGCGGGTTCTTAAATGCTACCGAAACGGTTAGCGGGGTGACGACTACCCTTACCCATTACGAGGACGAGGTATCTAATTCCTGGACTATCCCCTACGGCGTATTCACCGTCGAATCATGCCCGCGGAATCATGGAAACATGGCGAGGCGAAAGGTTACCGCGTATAGCCAAACAATCGACAGTAATACAGACCTCCCCTCGTTTGAACGATACAAAAATAAAATCGGATGGCCTAACGCCGTATCGACCTACGACGCAAAGGAACTTACTCGAGCATGGTTCCACGATTTAGACGGGCTTACGATCGCGGATAGCAAAGAGGGACGAGGACCGATAACACCCCCGAGCGAACTACCGCTTTCGGGACATGTCGATAGGTCGTTCAATTACCCCGACACTTACGGGGTTCGTATTGGAACGAAGTTAGGTCAAACCGAAACCCCCGCCCTCATGCTATACCCCGCGTTCGAAGTGCTTACGCTTAACAAGAGCAATCATCAAGCGTTTGGATATAAGCGGGTAAGAGATAACATAACCGCGGAGGAGTTAAGACCGCTCTTAACAACTATCCTTGCGAAATTCGACGAATACGGCATACCGTACGAATTGGACCCCGAAGATATGATAATGGAGCACCTCGGCTACCTCGCCAACACGATTAACGAGGGCGTAGCATATATGGAGGAGTATTCGGGATGGTTGACGGCAGAACGCTATTACAGAGGCGGCGACTTAAAAGAGTATATGCCCCTCCCGAATGAATATTACTCGTGGTCGTGGAGTGGCTACGGCGGAGCCCCGACTATAACACTACGCCGGGCGACTTATATATGTATGATACCTCAACGGAGCCTGGAAACACCCCCCGAAACCATAACCTCATACGCTAATATAGACCCCGTTTACGATATTTACGCATTCGAAAACGAAACGGATATATTACCCCTTGCGTTCAATTCAACGCTCGATAAAGGTACATCATACCCGCCCAGGCGCTACTATTATTCTAATTCGTTCTCGTACCGTGCATTACTTGACGGGTTCCTAGAGCTTACCGCAGATTATGCCCGCCCGTCACGATATGGCGGACTAGAAAAAATCACAATGAACGACGATAACCCGTACCGTATCGTACCGTCCGACTACTCCGATTGTTGGTGGGAAGAGTACGAAGTAGAGCCGATAGGGGCGATAAAGTATAAGTTTACGGCTAATAATGTGGAGCAAGAGGTAGTCTATACCGTCGGGGACGGGACCTCTATTTATGATATGGGGAGCAACGCCTTTATTGACGCGATGGCGAGTAAATCCGTAGCGGCTATTAACGCGTTCCTCGATACTTACTTTGTGCCTAAATTGCAGTTTATACGCTTTGTCCCCGTCGAGTTAACTATGCGGGCGCTACCCTTCCTCGAGGCGGGTGATTGTTTGGAGATCGAGGCCCAGGACGGGACAATCATAAAAACATATATCATGCACCAAAATATAGACGGTATTCAGCTAATAATGGCGGACATCTCATCGACGGACGGCTCCGTTATTGATACCGATACTAACGCGGAGGTTGAGCAAGAATGAGCCTATCAATGAAGTATGGAAAAATAGATAGCTCGCAAGATAAGACCGTGAGCGGGGGCGGCGGCTCTTCTAACATCGTCACGGCGTCGGCTACGGCGTCCACTCTTCCCGAGGGATCGTCGGCAACGGCGAGCGCGTCGTTTAACACATCGACACAAAACCTCGCCCTAACTTTCGGAATCCCTAAAGGCGACACGGGCGCCCAGGGTCCCACGGGTCCACAAGGCCCCACGGGTGAAACGGGAGCCACGGGACCGCAAGGCCCCACGGGTCCGCAAGGTCCGACGGGTCCCCAGGGTCCGACGGGAGCCACGGGAGCGGGCGTCCCCACGGGAGGAAGTACGGGGCAATTCTTGCGGAAAAAATCGGGAACTAATTACGACACGGAGTGGGTTACGAGTTCGAGCGCGTATAGCGAAACTACGCTATTTGACGCCGCGGTAACCGCTGCAGTAACGGGGAAAACACTTTCGCAATCAATACAAAACTTCAAACAGATAATCGTAAAAATGACCTGGGCGGTATCGAGTTCGAGTGATGATGTAGACGCGTTTACTACTATTCCCGTAGCAGAGATCACGCTAAACCGAAATAATAGTATTTTTGCAAGAGCAGCAGCGGGCTCTAATGCGGCATACCTAGCATATTTTATAAAATTTACATCAAATACGGGCTTTTCTACTAGCGTAGCAAATAATACTTATGTTATACGCCGACTTAAGGTTATAGGCGTTAAATATTAAGGAGGAAACAATGGGCGAGAAATATTATGTAGTACGGGTTAGATATCTTAAGGACGGCACCGTTAAAAAATCGGAATTGATGGAAAAGGACGACGAAAACGCAGCGCTCGCGAAGTTCCATTCCAACCTCGGACAGGATATGGAGGACGAAACACTCGCGGGCGGTATGTGCATAGTGATTAACGGCTACGGCGGCGAGGTCGCGTCTTCATATTGGGAGGCGAAGTAATGGAGGCTACGGAACTTCTACACGAGATAGAACACATCGGCGTTATGTTGATGGCTCTTTGGGGCTTTATCAAACTTGTTAAAGAGGCGGTAGACAGTATTAACCGCCGCCACGATCGTGAACAAAAGTGGGACAAGTACGAGCGAAACCTACAAGAGGAACGGGATAAAATCTACATTAAGTACGACGCCGAATTATCGGATATGAAGAGCCTTATAGACGCTAACCACGCGGACACGGGGGCAAGGCTCCAGGAATTAGCCGCAATGATAACCGTATTAACCCGGGGACAGTTAGCCGCCCTCGAGGGCTTGAAACAACAGGGGTGTAATGGAGCCGTCACCCAAGCGAAAAAGGAGCTTGACGATTTTCTCATGCAAAGGGCGGTAGATATATGACTTACTTACTCGGCGGAATCGGACTAGGGGTAATAATCGGAATCGGCTTAATGTGGTACACCACGATAAGGCATAGACGGACCCCGAGCCTCACGAAATATGTTATTTTTTCCCTCGCGGTGCTAATAACCTACATCGTGGCGGAAATGATCGTAAGCACCAAAACGGGCGTTAGTCATCCCGACTTGAGTACGCTCGTGGGTTCAACTTTTGGCGGTGAGGTGCTTTTCTGCGCCTTAATAAAAATATTCAAACTAAAGGAGGGTAATAATAATGAGTAGTCAATTTTTGCTATCTGCGCTCGCTATCATATCGGTATTAACGAGCCTAACCGTGGAGGCGATAAAAAAGATCCTGGACGAAAAACACAAAGAATATTCTAGCAACCTTTTAGCCGTGATCGTGGCGGCGGTGCTTACCTTCGCTATAAGCGTGGGTTATGTACTGTACTACGGCATACCCTGGACGATACAGACCGCTATTACCATGATAGCGCTTATTTTCTTGTCGTTCCTTTCCGCGACGGTTGGCTATGACAAAATAAAACAGTTATTGGAGCAGATATAATGTATACCGACGAATCCTTTTTATTCACTATAAAACCCTATGTATTAGCCGATATGCGAGCAAGCGGCATACTAGCATCACTAACCGCCGCCCAGGCGTTCATAGAATCTAATAAGGGCAATAGCGGGCTCACGGCTAAAGCTAATAATCTTTTTGGTATAAAGGGCAAATACAACGGGCAAAGCGTAACCATGTTAACGACGGAGTATGTTAACGGCTCACCCGTCAAGGTCAACGCGGACTTTAGAAAATATCCAACTTGGGCGGAAAGCATCGCGGACCACTCGGCGCTATTTAACAGGCTAGACCGTTACGCAAACCTCCGCGGGCTTACTAACTATAAATTAGCTTGTCAATTTGTCCAGGCGGACGGCTACGCCACTTCCCCGACCTACGCGAGTACCTTAACGAATACGATAGAACAGTATAAATTGTGGAAGTGGGACGAGGAAGTAACGGGGGTAATAGATCCCAACCCCGCCACGGGTAACCCGTACTTTATCCCGGAAAAGAATATAAGGCTCAATAGCAAAGGTAACGGCGTTAGGTGGCTGCAGTACGCCCTCAATAGTAAAGGCAAGTATAGACTTATCGTGGACGGCGTGGCGGGTCCCCTCACAATCGGGGCGTTGATGGACTGGCAAAAAAAGCACGGGCTCCAGGTGGACGGCATCGCGGGACCTAAAACAATCGCCTCACTTGTATAAGACAGTATCGGCAATCCGTACCCCTTTCTTTTTGGGACCCTCCGGGGTCCCTTTTTTACGCGGAATTATAATAAAATTATAGTAAAATTATAGTAAAATTGTAGTAAATTTGTAGTAAAATTACGCATATATCACCACGGTGATACAATATGCACAAACGGACGGGGCGTACTTTGTGAATTATTCCATATTGCAAAGTATCACCACGGTGATATAATAAAATCATCAAGAGGCACACGGAAAGGAGTTAAACATGGAAATCATAACAGTTAAGGAAGTTAAGGGCTACAAAATACAGAAATACGCGGGAAACCGCCGCCACTACTTCGTAAATATCCGCGAAGGAAAAGGCTTTAGAGAGTTCCTCACATTCGAAACGATCAAGGCCGCGGTAAAGTTCATCGAGGAAGTATACTAACACAAAGGGGCGGGAAACCGCCCCCACACAAAAGGAGGCTACCATGAAAAAGCTATTTACTGCAGACAGGGAAACGGGAACCATAATAGACGAGGTTAAATCAGTTAACGAGGGGCTTAAACTTATCAAAGAGTACGAGAAAGAGGATAAAGCGGAGGGCAATTACGAGCCGGGCTTTTACGAGATCGTAGACGAAGACCACGGCACTATATACTCGGACTATTACGGGCTTAACAAGATGGGCGGAAACCTTAAGGCAATGAGGAACCGCCGAGGAATCAGCCAGGCGGAACTAGCCGATAAAAGCGGAGTGTCGTTAAGGCTTATCCAGGCGTACGAGCAAGGCTACCGCGATATTAACGAGGCGCAAGTAATGACGGTCCTAAACCTCGCCGACGCGTTGCGGTGTGATGTGAGGGACATTATAAACGGGTAAGCATGGGGGCGGGAAACCGCCCCTTTAAATCTGTAAAGATTATGTTTACTTCTTACCCGAGATCGTGGCGACCTGGTACGGGTAAAAAATCCGTGTGAAGTTTCGTGGGAAGATTTATTGTCAACGGGTTAACAATTCCCGTCATTACGCTATCTTTTGAACAGCTCGCAAACCCCGCAAACAAGGCAAGAAACCGCGTAGCCGTGCGGGTTTGGGCGGGTTTTTAATGCGGGTTCGAATCCCTCTTCCCCTGGTGCCTTACGGCTAGAATTTACAAGGGTTTGTAAAATCCCGTGTGAAGTTTCGTGGGAAGAATGTTATAATATTATCAATTAAATATCGTCACGATAAGCTCGTGAGCCACAAAAAAAGAGGGCGCCTAGTTGGCGTCCTCTTGTATTATGTTATCCAAATGGGCGTTTATTTTTTCGTTATAATATTCGCTCATGGATCTAATGTTATTTTGATAGACTTTTTTCATCACGGCGGAGCCCCTTTGCCACCCTCCAAAATCCTCGGTATATATATCGGGGATATCTAAAACCGCTGCAGTACTTGCGAAGTAGTGGCGGAGGTCATGTAAGCGGATATTAAGCCCTAGCTCTTTACGGAGATCGTAAAACCGCTTTGTTATCGTTTCGGGGTTGCATGTGATTATATACCCTTTCCCCTCGCCTATGATATCGAGAACCGCCCGGGGGAGCTTTAGGCAGCGGTCGCTATCCGAGGTCTTTGGATAGGGTTTATAAATCCACTTGTCGTCCTTATCCTGGACGATAGCCGCGTGTATATGCGCCACTCCGTCGGTTATATCCTCATATTTGAGGGCGCACATTTCCGACCGTCGTAAAGCGCACATTGCCAGGACGATACACTTACGCAATGACGGCGGGGCGTTGTTTAGGAGTAGCCGCACGGCGTCGTCCGAGGGCGATACGGGGCGTTTTTTCCTTTTCGCGGGTAAAGTAACCTTTAACACGATATCGGGGTTGTATAAGGCTATAGAGGGCGTTAAAAGCGCATATACATTTTTAACGGTCTTTGGCGAATACTTCGCCGCGAGTTCAGAGATATATACTTGAATATCCTCGGAGGTTATAGACCGTACTTTTTTACGCTCTATCGCCGCGAAATACCGCGCCCTCATTTTCGCATAGCCTCTAATAGTGGACGGCGACAAAACGCCCTCCTTTGCCTTTATATAGCCGTCTATCGCGTCGCCTATCGTGAGATCGTTACGAAGTGAACGCTTGCGCCGTGCTTTATATTCGTTCGCGAGCATTTCCGCCTCGGCTTTAGTCGGTGCCGTAAAGGACTCTTTGTGCTGCCTCCTGTCCCCGTCTGTGAACGCGTACGCCTGGGCACGCCACATTCCCGAGGGTAGTTTACGCGCTTTCATAGCTAAACCTCTTTAGTAAGCACTCTAACGGGTGCTTTTATTTTTGTAAGCCCTAGCAGATAGTCAAGGCTCACATTGTAGTAAATACATAGATACTTCGCGAACTTTAGACTAGGCGTATTTATATCATTCTCCCACCGGGATAGGTTACCCTTTGTCAACTTAAGCCCGTATCGCTTGTTAAGATCGTATACGACCATATCAAGGCTCATATCGCGCTCCGTGCGGAGTTCCCGCAGCCTATTACCCAAACCCTCGATATTTTCCATTTTTACACCCTCCTTACGAACTAATTATAACACAAAAAATAAAAAATATTATTTTAGGGGTTGCAAAAGTGAAACATACAAGGTATAGTATGTCATGTGGTTGCGAAAATACAACGGAAAGGGGGTTAGATATGGGAGCGCTAAAGTTTAAGGCGTGGCTCGCGGCTAATGGTATAAAGCAAAAAGAGATCCGCGAGCTTTTGGGTATATGCCCGACGAGCGCCTGGAAGAAGATTAACGGGAAACAGGACTTCACACTAAAGCAGATAAAAACAATCTGCAAAACCTACCACATAACGGCGGATATTTTTTTATAAGCGAGGTTGCAAGAGTACAACATGATATGGGCGGCGATACGCTCCGGGATGGAGCGGAACGGAATTAACTCAATAACGACCCTCGCGGAGGAATCGGGGATAAGCAAAGCAACCCTAACCCATACCCGCCGAAAGGACCCAAATAGTTTCATATGGCGGGAAATAAAGCAAATAGACAAAGTACTAGGATTCACGCCGCAAGAATGGGAGGAATTAAGGAAATGAGAAAAGAGGAACGGCGCAAAGAGTGGTTAACGGGTATTGTCCTCGGAATCATATTAACCCTACTAATGACGGTCAAGATACTAGCGGCACCAAATAACCCGATAGACGCGGAACGCGAGCGGGCGCTGCAGTACCTAGAGGCTAACAAGATCGTAATACCCGAGGAGGTCGAAGAGTGGGCGGAGTATTACGGCGAGCTTTATGACATATGCCCCGAAACAATCGAGGCTATATGTTGGGTTGAAAGTAGGTGTACGCCCACGGCGCAAGATGGCTCTAAAGCGTGTAAAGGCCTCATGCAGATTAAGCCAGGTTGTCATAGTGGGCGAATGACTCGCCTCGGGGTTCAAAACATATTTGATATAGGCGGAAATATCAAGGTCGGAACGGACTACCTCGCGGAACTAGGCGGGAGCTATGACATATCCGAGGCTTTAATGCTCTACAACGGCGATACATCGGGCGTGGATAGATACCGCCGCACGAATCAGATAAGCAAATACGCCGCGAAAGTTTTGGAAGTAAGCGCAGCACTTGAGCGGGCGCACTTCAAATAAAAAGTGATGGACCGCCCCCGGAAGGACGGCCCGCCACTCGCAGAACTGTCAACACAACAGTTAAGCCCATTTTACTACATGGGCGGAAAGAAGGTCAAATTGGAAATCGTAACACGAAAAAAGCTAAAGCGCCTAAAGAAGTATAAAAAGGCGTGTAAGCAAGTCTACCGCTTATTAACGGCGGTCCATGAGGACGAAAACGGCAATGTAGTCGCGTACCGTCAAGACCACTTGATTAAGTCTATACGGGATATCCTGGAGCCCCTCGAGGGCAAGGGATGGACGGCACCGTGGGAAGGGGGCAAAGGGTGAGAGATTATAACGACCTTTACGACTCCTACGAGGACGCCCAGGCAAAAGCCGAGGCAAGAATGCCTCATTGCATCATATGCGGGGAGCCGATTTATGGCGACTACTTATGGGACTTTGGCGACGGTCCTCAATGTGAGGATTGTGTTAACCGCTATCGAAAAAGTACGGATCTATACGGAGGTGATTATTGATGGAAATACAGAACTTACCCGCATATGCGGCGGAATATAAGTACATCGTAGCCAGGTGGGCGGATGGTGGCTTGTGGTTTTGGGGAGCATATGACGACGAGAACTCGGCTAAAGCTGCAGCGAGTGAAATAGGGGGTGTAGTGGTTGAGCGATAGTAACCTACAAGCGGTCGTCGAGAGCTTTAGCGAATCGGTCGTACTTCATATCGGGGCGTACAGTTCCTTCATTTTGATCGGAAACCGGGAAACCTACGAGAAGTATATAGACAAGCTATCGGCGAAGTTTCAAAAACAAATAGAGTACGACGAACACGAATTTAGGTTCCAACTCGAACGCGCCAAACGCATGAAAGTGAAAGCCCTGGAGAGTGGGGACGCCTACTTTATAAACATCACGGAAACAAGGCTTAAAGAGTGTGAGGCGAAGTACGCGGCCGTAAAGGCACGATACGACCTAACCACGGTAACGCCCAACCTCCGTGACAGGCGGGTAATAGATGTTTTTAAGCGGTTCGACACGGGTTACGGAATCAAGATAGACGGATGGGAAAGCGGACAGTTTTGGACTTTGGACGAATGGAGGGCAAAGCATGGAATTTAGACAGTTAAGGGCGGACGAGATCGAGGCGAGAATAGCCAGGATAACCAACTACGGCGTTAGCATTCTACTTTATAAGGACGCCCGGTGCGATATGCGAATACTCGACGAAACGGTAGGCCCCGAGAAGTGGCAAAGGTCGCACGAAGTAATTAACGGAAACCTCTTTTGCAATGTAGGAATACTTACGGATAACGGGTGGGTATATAAGCAAGATGTAGGCACGGAGAGCAATACGGAGGCGACTAAAGGCGAGGCTAGCGATAGCTTTAAGCGGGCTTGCTTTAATTGGGGAATCGGTCGGGAACTATACACGGCTCCTCGTATCGACTTCAAGGCGAGCGAGTGCAAGATAAAGGACGGTAGGTGCTACGACCGTTTCGAGGTCGAGGAGATCGAGTACGAGGATAACCGCATAACCCGCCTCGTAGTGGTTAACACTAACACCTTCGCCCGGTTCGTATGGGAAAAGGAAGAGAAGAGCGGAGAGCTAGCCACGGAGGCGGAACTTACCACGATAAAAGCCGTTTGTAAGAAAAAAGGGAAATCTTATAGCGGTTGGCTGCAGCAGCTCGGCAAAGACGAGAACGCCGTAACAGGCGAGGACGCGGGTAAAATGCTCCGCTACCTTAACGGACTCGAGGATAAAAAAGCATGATAGGGACCTATATACAAGCGGTTAAATACCTCGCGGAGCAAAACGCGCTAAAGCCCTCCGCCAAATGGGAAATAAAAGAGGCGAGGGAAAAGCGGAGCCTCGATAGTAACGCCTACTTCCATGTATTAGCCGATAAGCTACGGCAAAAAATGAGCCCGCCCTGGAGCATGGCGCACATAAAGAATCACCTTATAACTTCATACGGTCAACCCGAGTACGAGGACGGCCACATGGTTTACATTAAGGCAAACATACCCGAGGAGCGTATGCAAGAGTACGAAACCCTACATTGTTTACCCGTCAAGTATGAGGAGGACGCGACCTTTTATAGGATCTACCGTGGGTCCCATACATACGACTCGAAGGAAATGGCGCAACTTATCGCGGGAACCGTGGACGAATGCCAGGCGGTAGGAATACAGACCGCAACGCCCGAGGAATTGGCGAGAATGGCGGCGGCATGGAGTAAGAAGTATGCACAAGCGGACAAAGGCTAGCCAAATACCTAAAAAGGTTAAAGAGATCGTCTACAGGCGGGACGGCGAGCGCTGCCTTATATGTGGGCGGTGGGTTCCTCCCGAGTGCGCTTGCGCTCACTTCATATCACGGGCGAGGCTCGGGCTCGGAATCGAGCAAAACATACTAACCCTTTGCCACGAGTGCCACTACGCGCTCGATAACGGCGAAGTAGGACGGAATAAACTACGGGAATACCTGGAAAGCAAATACCCGGGATGGACGGAAAAGGAGGTTATATACACCAAATGGACGAGTTAATAGATACCCCTTGCATGGCTTGCGAGTTTAGGGACGAGTGCGACTATTGCCACGATTTTAAGAACTGCGAGGAGGCGGACAATGGCGAAGATTAGCAGAGATCGGGGGGCAAGCTACGAGCGGGAAGTGGCTAACATCTTCAAGGCCCGCGGGTATGACGCCTATAGAACGGCGCAGCACATGGGGAAAACGGGCAAGGCTCCCGATGTAATAGCCCCCGGACTTCACATCGAATGCAAAAGGCGACGGGCGGTAGCGGTCTACGAATGGTACGAGCAAGCGGAGGCGGACGCCCAGGCGGAGGGACAGGGCAATATACCCGTCGTATTCCTCCGGGCGGACGGTAAGAAATCTTTAGCGTTAGTAGAGGCGGAAAGCGATTTTATGAAGTTCTATAGCGAATACATGAGCGGAAAGGAGTTAACAGATGGGAGCATTAAAGAACAAGACCACTAAAACACAATGCGACAAGTTAATAAAGTATTTGCAGACCCACAAGAGGGGCATAACAACCTCCCAGGCGGTAACGGTCCTCGGGATCTATCGTATATCGGCTCGTATTGCCGACTTAAGGGCAAGGGGTTACGACATAGTAACTATTAACCATACGGAGGTCACGGAGAGCGGAACGGTTAAGAAGTGGGGACAGTATGTACTCAAGGGGGTAGCGTGAAAAAGACTATTGTTTTCTATCGCGAGTGGGGAGAGCTAATAAGCAACCTCCCCACGGAGATAGCGGGCGACTTAATAAAAACAATCTGCGCCTATTGTTTCGGCGGTGACTTCGAATCACCCGACCCCGTAGTTAAGGCAATGTTTGCAATGATACGGAGAAAACTAGACGCGGACGCGGCATCATACGCGGAGGTATGCAAAAAAAGAGCCGAGGCGGGACGCCTGGGAGGGACAAAAAAGCAAATGCTAGCAAATGCTAACAAAAGGGTAGCAAACGAAAGCAAAGCAAAGCAAACGGGGGGTGATAATGATAATGATAATGATAATGATAATGATTTAAACCCCTTACCCCTTTTAGCAACCCCTGGAGCATACTTCCCAAACGACCCCGAGTTAGATAAAGCCTTTAGTGATTTTATCGAATATCGGAGGAGTAACGGAAAGCCCGTACAGTTTGAACGGCTTAAGCAAAAGTTATGGAAGGAGGGAAAAGGAGATCGCGACACGATGATAAAACTTTTGGACGAATCTATGGCCCAGGGTTGGACCGGGATTTATGCCAAAAAGGACGAAAAGAAAAAAAGTAAATTCAGCTTTGACGGAGAGCGCGGAACCGACTACGCCGCACTTGAGGAAGAGTTATTAAACAATCAAAGGAGGATAAAGGCTTGAATAAGGCAATAATAACGGGGCGTGTAACAAAGGAGCCCACTATAACGGATAAGGTGGCAAAGTTCACCCTCGCGGTTGATAGGAAGTACAAAAAAGAGGGTGAGCCTACGGCGGACTTCTTACCGTGTATCGGGTTTGGTAAAACAAAGGAATTTATCGAGAAGTGGGTAAAGAAGGGCGCAAAGTATAACATCGTCGGGCATATCTCGACAGGATCTTACACGAATAAGGACGGCGTAAAGGTCTACACGACGGATATCATCATAGACGAAATCGAGTTCGGGGAAAGCAAAAAAGAGGCGGCGCCCGAGGATAACCCAGGCTTTGTTGATGTACCCGACGACATAGACGCGGAATTACCCTTTAATTGAGGCGCCTATGCTCGACTACGGATTTTATAACATGGATTGTATGGAGGGCATGAGGCAATATCCCGACGACTTTTTCGACCTCGCGATAGTGGACCCTCCGTACGGCGGCGGCTTTGCAGATAACGGCGGGTGTAAGGGTTGGTTTAGCAAGTATCACCAGGAATCGGGGGGGGGTACTACAATCGGTTCGGCGGGAGGTTCGACAAGTACAAACACGCCGAGGCGAGTGGCATGGAAAGCAC